CATTGTTTTCTGGAGCTATAGCAAGAAACGATTCATTATCTCTTTTGTATCAAAGAAAAGCACAAGGGCAACTATCTATTGCTAAATCACAAGATTCACAAGCACAAACAACAAGACGTGCAGATGTGGACAGGTTTAGAAATAGAAGAAACTCTGGAAGTTTGGGGACTGTAAAAGCTAAAGTATCTTCATAATGGCAACAACAAGAATTCATCAAGCAAATTTTAGTGGAGGAGAAGTAGACCCCAATCTTATTTCACGAAACGATTTAAACGCTTATGGCAAATCATTAGATAAAGCTAGAAACGTAATATGCAGAAACCAAGGGGCAATTGAAAGGAGGGGTGGGACATTTTGGAGAGCCGATTTGGGAGCAGAATCAAGGCTTGAACCTTTCATATTTAGTGGAGAACAAGAATATATATTTGCATTTCAAAACACAACATTAAAAATTTATTCAACAAACGGAACATTATTACAAACAATTACAAGCTGTCCATGGACTACAGCACAATTAAAAAATATAAATTTATCGCAACAAGGCGATACTATGATTGCAGTAAATGAAAACTTTATTCCACAAATTATTAAAAGAACAGGTGCAACAACTTTTACTAGAACAGATTTTTCATTTGAAAGCAGTCTAAATGGAAAAATTATATATCAACCTTATTTTAAGTTTGCTGACAATACAGTTACATTAGACGCAAATTCTTCAAGTGCTGGTTCAGGTGTAACAGTTACGTCAAGTGCTACATATTTTACAAACGACTATGTAGGAACAACGCTAAAAATATACGGAACAGAAGCTACAGTTACTGGATATACATCTGGAACACAAGTAACAGTAACGTTAAAAGATGATCTATTTGTTGAGCTAGATGATGACCCATTTGCTACGCAACAAGGTTCTGGAATAGTAAAAGTAACTCATGCAAATCATGGTTTGTCTACAGGAGCTTCAGTAGTAATATCTGGGTCAGAAGATATATTTGATGATGATGGTAATGGTTTAGCTAGTGCAAACCTAAATGGCACATTTAGCATAACAGTAGTAGACGACAATCATTATACATATACGGCTGGTTCAAGTGATACAGCCACAGAATCAGTAGATGGTGGTGGTGTTAGAGTTGTAATAAAAACACATGCACCTACCAGAGACTGGCAAGAACAGGTTATATCTACTGCAAATGGTTTTCCTAAAACAGTAGCATTTCATGAACAAAGATTGTTTTTTGCTGGTGTTCCATCATTACCAGATGGTATACAAGGAAGCAACGTAGGACAGTTTTTTAAGTTTAATGTAGGGGAAGCAGCTGATTCTGATTCAATACAAATACAAATAGCTTCTGATGAAATAAATGAAATAAGACATATTATATCTGGCAAAGTTTTAGAAATATTAACAAACACAGCAGAGTTTTTTCTTAAACCACAGATAGGAAAACCCCTTACTCCTACCGATTTACAGATAGTTAGGCAAAGTTCTTTGGGTTGTCAGCTTCCTGCAAGAGCAAAAATATTCGATGGCTCTACAATTTTTATACAAACAAACGGCAAAACAGTAAGAGAATACACTTTTAATGCTTCTACAGAAGAATTTGCTTCTGCTCCTATTTCGTTATTATCTAGTCATTTAGTATCAAATCCAATAGACGCAGACAGAATAAAATCATTGGCAGATCGAGATGAACAATTATACTTTTTGGTAAATACAGACGGGACATTAGGCGTTTATTCATCACAAAAAATACAAGAATTACAGGGCTGGGTGCAATGGTCTACAACTGGAATCATACAGTCAGTAGCTTGTTCAACAGATTTTGTTTATGTTGCAGTAAAAAGAACTATAAATTCAGCAGATGTTTATTATTTAGAGCAGTTTGCTTCGACATCTTTTGATGTGCCAACAGACATGACAGTTACAAAAACGCTATCTGGCTCGTATCAACCACATGGAACACCTGTATTAAACAGAACAGAAACCAAAACAGTAACTGTTCAATCAGTAAGTGGTAGTAATAAATACTTTATAGATGGCGTACAACAAGCAACATTAAGTTTAGAAGAGGGTAAAAAATATGTATTTAATTATCCATCTGGTCATCCTTTTAAGTTTTCTACTACATCTGACGGCACACATGGTGGTGGTTCAGAATATACTACTGGCGTTACACACAATAGTTCTACACAAGTTACTATTGTAGTAGCTTCATCAGCTCCCACTCTTTATTATTATTGTGGGTTACACTCAGGAATGGGTGGTACAGCGAATACACCTGTAGTTACATCTACAACATTATTGGCAGATGGATTTACCAATGCACCAAGCATAGGAGAATCATTTCAGTTTGCTGGAACTGGTACTGTTTATAAAATAAATTCTGTAACAGAAACAGCAAATAGCGGAGAGTATGTAATAGTTTTAGATCAATCAGTTTCACAAGCAGATGGAGTAGCTTTACAATTTACAACATCAAAGACTTTTACTGCTTTAAATAGCAATCCGGATATGAGAGGACTAGAAGTACATGGAACATCTGGAAGCACAGAATCAGGTAATATTAATTATTATGGAAAAGGAACAGTTACGTCAGGAGGTGTAGTAGTTTTAGATACTCCAGCTTCTGCTGTAGACATTGGAACAGATTTTACTATGCAGATAAAAACATTGCCTGTTAATGCTAAAGTAACTGCTACTGGAACACAAAATCCTTTAACTGGTAACCCTACAAAAATAGCAAAATGTATACTAGAACTATCGAGTACGTATAACTTAACCGTTAATTCTAATGACATTTTAATAAATGAAACAACTATTGATACATCTTCAACGATTTCTAGTTATACTGGAAAGAAGAATGTATACTTTTTAGGATATGACAATGAGCCTGCTATTGATATTACTCAGTCAGTACCATTGCCATTAAGAATATTGGGAATAACTTCGGAGGTATATTTTTAATGTGTGACCCAGCAACAATGGTATTAACAGCAAACCTAGTAAATAGTGTTGGTGTAGCTACAGGTATAAGCACAGTAGGAGCTTCAACAGCAATAGCTGGATTTGCTAATACAGGAATATCACAAGCAATTGGAACAGGTTTATCTATAATGAAAAGCCCGATAACTTCTTTGGGTATGAGTTTATTTAGTGCTGGTCAACAAAGAAAGGCTGCTGGGCTTGCTGCCGCACAAAATCAATACCAAATAGATCAATACAAAAGAGACGCTCAAAGAAAACAACTAGAAACAGATTTGAGAGAAAGTGCTAGAAAAAGAGAATACGATAGAAACTATAAAAAGAACTTATCTATTATGGCTTTTTCTAATGTTGATTTATCTAGTGAATCATATAAAGCTTTTTTTTCTACACAAAGAGACCAGTATTTAAGAGACGTAGACGCTATTGCATTGAAAGGACTTGATGATATTACAAGTGCAAGAGACTTAGAAAACATAGCTAGATTAGATAAAGAAGCAAATTTAAGAGGTGGAAAAGCACAAGGGCTTACAACAATAGCAAAAGGAATGCTTACATATTCAAGTATTAGTGCTGAAACTCCAGATAGTCAATCATTGAGTAAAAAATTATTAGGTTAATAAATGGCATTAATAGAAGAAAAACAACGTGCGTTGTATGAAAGCAGAATAGGAGTTAGCAGAGGTTCTGCTAAACCTGCTCAGATACAAGACGAAATTGCTACTCAAATAGCAAGTTTAACTAAGACTGTATCTAAAAATGCTTTTGATAAAGCTGTTGAATCTGGAAAAATAGAAGCAATAGATAGAGCAAACAATTACGAGTTTCAATATGAGACCAAAAATATTGGTGGACAGCAAGTAAAGGTACCAATAAAACACGTTCAAAGAAATGATCTAGGCAAGACAGGAAATATAAAATATTGGGAGTTAATGGATAAAAAAAGAATGAATGAACTTGAAAATGTATCTTCATCAATTGTGCTTACTAATAGAAATAAATCAGAATCAATGGAAGAATCTGTTTCAGATTTTGACAAAAGCACTAGAGCAGACCTATCATTATTTTTTGATAGTCTACCACCAGAAGAT